CTGAGCTAACTTTTGCTTATCAAGGTAATATGTCTATTAAGCAAACACCGCTAGTAGGAGAAATAGTTCAAATCGAAAGTCTTCCCTCAGAGGACAGAGAAACTTTTGTAAACTCTAAAAAGCCTTATTGGAATAGCATAGTACCGGTATGGAATAACCCTCACTACAACGCCTACTTTGATGAAATTCAAAACTATAATGAAGAAACTGAAGAAGTTGAGCCGACAGAAGATGAAAATTTTATTGAAAAATCTAACATTAATAGCCTACAAAGCTTCCCAGGGGACACTCTAATAGAAGGAAGACACGGTCAAGGTATAAGATTTACAGGAACTAAATATAGTACGAACCCCTGGATAGACGGGTCTAATAACGGCGAACCACTTATAATAATATCTAACGGGCACACACCCGTAGAAGAGTTCGAAAATATTACTGAAAACGTAAATAATGATAAAAGCTCTATATACTTAACATCTAACCATACCGTAAACCTAAATCAAGCAAATTTAAAAAATGACTCTTGGCTTGAAAAACCCATACAAGCAGATACGTACAAAGGAAATCAGGTAATAGTAAACAGCGGGAGAGTTTTTATAAATGCTAAAGATGAGAATATTTTTTTATCCTCAAAAAACAGTATAGGGATTAACTCTCAAAACTTAAATATTGATAGCGATGAATATATAAGTCTAGACTCTAAAAACATTCTACTAGGAGTACAAGCAAGAAAAAAAGAAGAACCGGTGATTCTTGGTAACGAATTAGAGATTTTCTTAAGACAGCTCATATCGGAAATTACCGCTATGTCTAAAGCTATGACTAAAGCTAAAACCCTAGACGGTAAACCTATCCTTGATTTAAATTTTCAAGGTAAAATATCTCAAGTAGTTTTAGATAGCTTGAACAAGCAAATTAACCCTTACGGTAAATCTATTCTTAAATCTAAAAAAGTATTCACTGAATAATGCCACATGTTTACCTAAAAGATTTTAAAAGTAATATTAGTGCTATCGCAACTGCACTACTAGCTGAAGCAGAAGCATACGCGATAAGATACGCTTTACAAAAAGTTCAAGAGCTGATTGATAGGCTTTTGGAACAATGCCCCCCTCCTAGTGAACTCAAACAAATTAACAGAAGCGTCGACAGTGTTAAAAAAGTAAAATTAGGAATAGAGAAAAAAGTCGAAACAGTGAAAAAACAAGCAGAAAAGCTTGATAAACCTATAAAAGCAACTAAAGCTAGCATAGAGATACTTTCACATTTTCCACTTCCCTCAGCCGTCCCCCCTGGTATAGGCCTACCCGTAGGAGTATTAAACACATACGGTAATTCTTTAGAATACTTAAGAGGTATGGTTAACGCTCTTGAAGACGATAAAGAAGGTATTTTATCGGTAACTGAAACCGCTATTAATACCTTTAACCCCGTCTCAGTAAAATTAGCACGAATAGAAAACTTACTTAATAGGTGTATTGAAAATCCTAATTTGACAAAAGAAGATAGAGAATCTATACTAGGAATATCAAATAGAAAAACTAATACTAATAATACTTTAAAAGAACTATTTGAATCTCAATTAGGAGGTAAATATACGTTGAGTATAGAGCTTGATAAAGAACAAAAAACTATAACACCCAAAAGAAGAGCAATTGCAGTAGATGAAAATGGAGTTATTATACTTAAAGGACCGTTTTCTTACGCAGGCTCACCTGAAATACTTATAGAAGAAATAAAATTTAGAATAAATAATCAACTTCCATAACATAACTATTTATATATATGAAACTCGATCAATTACGAAAAATAATAAGAGAAGAAGTGAGAGCAGCTGTTAAGGAGGAGTTACAAGAAGTAATGAATGAAGCTGTAAAAGCAGCCTCAGCTCCACAGCAAAGCTATACACAAGTTCCTAAAGGACAACCTAAAAAATGGTCTGTAGGTAAATCAGCTACTTTAGACGAGATGCTATCTGCTACCAGACAAGAGATGACCGGTCAAGATTACAATAATATTATTGGAGGGTCAGGAGTACATAAACCGAATTTTGCATCTACAATGGCTACACAGATGAGCATGGAAAATAAAGGACCAATGCCTGGTATAGATATTTCACAACTCGACTTTGTTTCAAAAGCAAAATCTGTATTAGATGCTTCGTATAAGAAAGATAAACAAAAAGCAGGAGTACTTTAATAAATGGCGTTCGAAGTAAGAAAAATTAACCCTTTAGATCTACAGCCAAGAAAAGCAATCGGTGTAAGCCTTCCTTTCTCTGGACAGGGAGTATTTAACTCAACTTACCAAACAAAAGATGCTTTGAAAGCAAATTTAATTAATTTTTTCTTAACAGAAACTGGAGAAAGGTTTTTAAACCCTACCCTAGGTACTAAGTTACGTGCTTTACTTTTTGATAGTCTAACTGAAGAAAAAGTGAAGCAGATAGACTTCATAATAAAAGAAGACCTTAAGCTTAACTTTCCTAAAGTGGAGCCAGTTGAAATAACAACAACTGGCATACCGGATAGAAATACCGTTCAGTTTTACTTAAAGTATAAAGTTTCAGAAACAAACATTGAAGACGAACTTGCAATAAACTTTGAACAATAATGGCCGAATCTAGAGATATAAAATACATTAACAGAGAATTTGCTGATTTTAAGCAAGAGTTAATAGAGTATGCTAAAAACTATTTTCCTGACAGCTACAACGACTTCTCTCCTACATCTCCTGGAATGATGTTTATAGAGATGGCTGCATATGTGGGAGATGTAATGTCTTTTTATCAAGATACTCAATTACAGGAAACTTTTTTACAAAACGCTAAGAACCCAGCTAACTTGTACTCGTTAGCGTATATGATGGGATATAGGCCTAAAGTAAGCACCCCCTCTGAAGCACAACTTACAGTAACACAGAGAGTAGAAGCTGTAGCACCAAACTATACTCCTAATTGGAATCAAGCACTTAAAATAGACGAAAACGCTATAATTACTGCAAACTCATCCGGTACCCCAACCTTTTTGATAAACTTCCCGATTGATTTTGCTTTTTCAAGTTCTTTTGATCCAACCGAAGTAAGAGTGTTTTCTGTAGACAGCGGTAATCCTGCAGAATTTTTACTATCTAAAAAGGTTAAAGCTTTTGCCGGTTCGGTAAAAACGGTTACCCAAACTTATACAACAGCAGAAAAATTTGCAACCATAGAAGTAGAAGACACTGATATCATAAGAGTTTTAGATATAATAGATAGTGATGGTAATACTTGGTATGAAGTACCGTTCTTAGGTCAAGAAACTACTTTTTTAGAAACAGCAAACACTGGTGCAAGCAAAAATATAGCACCTACAGTTTTATCTTTACAAAATACTCCAAGGAGATTTGTAACTAGATTTACATCCAAAGGTATACTCCAAATCCAGTTTGGAGCTGGAATTGCAGGTACAGGTAAAGAAGCCTTCTTACCAGACCCTCTAGACCTTACCAATGCTGGTTCAGGAGGCGATATAAACCAGCTGTTTAAAGCTTATGACCCCTCAAACTTTTTGTTTACCGATACTTACGGATTAGCCCCTACTAATACAACATTAACCGTTAGGTATTTGACAGGAGGTGGAGTAGCTTCGAATGTACCAGCTAACTCAATTACATCAGCTACAACAGTTTCGATTACAGCAACTGATTTAACCTATCAAGGAACCCTAACATTCAATAACGAGAAAGCAGCTTCTGGCGGTAAGGACGGAGATACAATTGAAGAGCTGAGAGAAAATTCAATCAGATCTTTTGCTGAACAGCAAAGAACAGTAACACTTCAAGACTACTCCATTAGAGCATTATCGTTACCTCCTAAGTTTGGAACAGTAGCGAAAGTATACGCAACTCAAACTTCAGCAAACAAGAAAATAGATACTGTTTTAACCTCAAACCCTTTAGCAGTTTCTCTGTATGTTCTTTCCTACAATAATAATAAACACCTGATAAACGCTCCTCTTCAATTGAAAGAAAACTTGAAAGCTTACCTATCACAGTATATTATGATTGCTGATGGTGTAAATATAGATGATGCTTTTATAGTAAATATAGGTGTGGATTATGAAATTATTACAAAACCAGATGCAGTCTCAAGAGACGTTTTAGTAAGGTGCACAAATGCCCTAAAAAATTATTTTAACATAAGTAGATGGTCTATAAACGAACCTATAAACCTATCACCTATATATACTCTACTTGACAAAATACAAGGCGTACAGACTGTTGAAAGTATAACTATAAAAAATAAATCTGGAGGAAATTACTCTGAATATAGTTATGATGTTCAAGGAGCTACTAAAAATAATATAGTATACCCCTCTTTAGACCCTTGTATATTTGAAGTTAAATTCCCAGACCTTGACATAAAAGGACGCGTAACAACATTATAAGATGGCAATATATAGAATATACCCTGTAAAAGATGCTTTCATTTCAAGCGAACCTACTATAGCTGGGTCATACCCAAACACCGGTAAGGATGAAATACTTGAAATAGGAAGCTACCCCGATTTAAACAACGTAGGAAGAACCAATAGAGCATTACTACAATTCAAATCTGAAGATATATCCTCAGCTATTACTACTATTAACGGTGCATCATACAGCGTTAATTTAAAACTATATCTTGCTGAAGCTGGTGAGATACCTCAAACATTTAATATTTTTGCTCATAACGTTACTGGGTCTTGGATTAACGGTATAGGAAAAAGAGTAGATGAACCAGTCAACACTTCCGGTGTAAGCTGGAAGTATAGAGGAGAGCTAGAAAATGAATGGGGAACACTTGGTGGGGATTTTGATAATGATATTATTGCCTCTCAGAGCTTTGATCTAAACTCAGACTACGATATAAACATGGACGTAAAAAGCCTTGTTGATGCCCAAGCACCTATAGGAGCTAAACCTAACGCCGGACTACTTTTAAAATTATCAGGTAGCTTAGAAAATTCGACTACATCTTCTATTAACCTCAGGTACTTTAGCTCAGACACTAATACTATATTCCCTCCATACCTAGAATTTAAATGGGACGACTCTAGTTATGATAGTGGCTCTCTTAGTCTTTTATCTACCGACATAGCTACTATATCTATAAAGAATGCCAAGGAGAAATACGCTGATTCTGATACCGTTAGATTTAGACTATCAGCTAGACCCAAGTATCCTACAAGATCTTTTGTAACTTCTTCTATATACTTAACTGAATATAGACTTCCTGAGGCAAGCTATTGGGGGATTAAAGATGAATTTAGCGAAGAAATGATTGTTGATTTTGATACAAACTATACTAAAATTAGCGCAGACTCTAACAGCAGTTATTTCGATGTAAGAATGAATTCCTTACAACCAGAAAGGTACTACAGGTTACTAGTAAAAACTACTCTTGATAGCAGTAATATAATATTAGATAATAAAAATATTTTCAAAGTAACAAGAAATGGCTGAAAGCGTTCGTATAGTTAAAACTAATGTAAACAAAAAAGAATTCGATCGAGTTGTAGACCGCTCGTTTAAGACTTTTGGAGTAGAATTAGAAGAAGAACAAGCTCTTACTGTAGATGAGTTTTTTACTAATTATGAGCGCTTGTATAAAGATATTCCTGTAGACGGTGAAGTAAACTCTCATCAGTTTCTTAGTAGAGAAAGCGGTAAATTGTTAGACGTAGTAGAGGATACAGTAAATATTCAGCCCCTGTTAGATGAAATTGATAATTTAAGAGAACAATTGCTAAATGCGAACGAAAGAATATTAGAGTTGACTAACGAACAGATTGTAGATTGAACAAAATAACTTATAACATATCACAGATCGACCCAGATTCATTAAACCCTACTGGTATCATTAATGAAAAGGATGGACAGCTGCTGAATGAATTTTCGGTAAATAGTATTTTTAATTACTATAAAGATCTTTCATCGCTTTCTATATACTCTTTAGATAACTCTTTACTTGAATTTATACCTAAGTATAATAATTTTCAAATTATAGGAACAGGAGGTACATCAGGAAAAGAAGGAACTGAAGAAATCATTATAGATGTCGTAAAAGATATAAACAAGTACGGATACAAAAACGGAGACGTAAAAGTAGTATATAATTTTTCTAATGATATTTTCACAGCAGATAATACTTCACATGAGTTTTTTATCGAAAATATTTCTCCGGATAGAACCGAAATAAGGCTTCTCTCAGTAAACCTTTCTGATTCAGATGTCGAAAATTTCGCTACTCCTTTTATTCAAGAGTTAAATAACAACACAACGTTATTAGATTTTTTTGTAAGGTTACAAGAACAAGTAAAAATAAAAGGATTAAATTTAGATATCCTAAAAATAGAAAAAGGAAGCTCTATTATTGTAAAGTTATATGAGCCTCTACCTCAATCATTCCTACTCAACGATACGTTATCTATAGAGAAAGTAGTAGCAGACCCGGTAGCATACCAAATTGAAAGCTCAGTCTTACAGCAGGGCGAAACTATACTTCCATTAAGAGGACCAAACTTTAATGTAGAAACCACAGACTTTAACAACAACCCAACAGAGTTTTTTAACTATAACGAGTTATTTAGTTATCCTATTTCAAGTAGTAATTACGAGCTCTATTCTTTATTCAACAAGAAAAGTATTAATATAGATGTTGATCATACAGATTATAGCGACTTTATTCATTTTTCTTCCGCTGAAGAAAGATTAAGAAATTTTAAATATAAACTCGATTTAATTAATAGTTATAGCTCTAGTATAGAAACTATTAGATCAACTGGTTATATACAACCAGGCTTAAGTGGGAGTACTGAATATTATGAAGGACTAATTAGAGGAATAGTACAAAACTTTGACCACTACGACAGGTACCTTTACTATGAGAGCAGCAGCTATGCATGGCCAAAATCTAATACTTCAAGACCCTACTTGAATTATGTGAGCAGCCACCCTACAGCTTCTACCTTTTTTGACAACCAAATTGTTATTGCCTCTAACTATGACAATACTAATTTAGATAACCTAGAACAAACCGTTCCCGCTTTTATAAGAGAGGATTCTACTAATGAACCCTATATGTTATTTCTCAATATGGTTGGTCAACATTTTGATAACCTTTGGATATATTTTAAAGCTATTTCTGATAAGTACGATAATGACAATAGGTTGAATTTTGGAATCTCAAAAGATATAGTAAGAAATGCTATAGAATCTTTTGGGATAAATCTCTACAACTCAAACGAAAACATACAGAACCTACTTAGTATGTTCGTAGGAGAGACTTTCCAAACAGGTAGTGAAGTAATAAATGATAGTTACTCTATCCTCTCAGGTTCAAACCTTTCTTATTTACAACCAGTTGCTAGGGATAATTACCAGAAAGAAATATACAAAAGAATATACCACAACATACCCCTCTTAGTAAAAAGTAAAGGAACTAACAGAGGTCTCAGAGCACTTATTAACTGTTTTGGAATACCCTCTTCTTCTTTAGAAATACGACAGTATGGAGGTGTAAATAGATCTTCAACAGTATTCACAGGACCTTTAGATTACTTTACAGGATCCTTTGGTAAAATTAGAACGGATAATACAGGAAGTATAGTTACAGGTAGCACACTATCAGAATACACATCGATAAAGAAATACAATCAGAAGTACTCTGATGATATTCATACTACTCAAATAGGATTTGATATAAGTGATTTTGCTAATAATGAATTTAAATCTAATCTTACAGGTTCTTTTAGTATAGATGACTATATAGGAGATCCGCAAACTAGGTATGACAATACGTATACCGGTTTAGATAAACTTAATAAAGTATTATTAGAAGGTACAGGTAGCATATACTATAAAGACCCTCAAGCATTTGTAAGATTAGTAAAGTATTTTGATAATTCCTTATTTAGAATAATTAGGGATTTTGTACCTGCAAGATCTGATATAAGGACTGGAATAGTAATTCAACCCCATGTCTTAAACAGGAGTAAAGCAAAACAAGTACAAGTTAGCTTCACTAACGAACAGTACTCAGGCTCTATAGATGTAGTTGCAATTACTGGCTCTCACGGTAAAACTTTTCCAACTGATTCAACAACAGCCTATACAGCTTCTTTTAGAACTGCGGTAAATAGATACTCTAAGATAGTTAACACAGAAGAACCTAAATTTACAGGAGAACTATCCGGTTCTATAATTAAAGCATCAGACGGAGAACTAAATAGAATAAACTTAATTAAGAAAGAAGGTCAACCTCCTATCATAAGAGATATAGTAGTAATTCAAGAATCAACATCATCAGCACCTGCTGCTTGCGGTATAATTTCTTTAGATACAGAATATGTAGGAGAGCAGTATGTTTTATATGCGAGTGGTAGTGGAACTGGTGAAATTGAAATTACATCTCCGACTACCGTATCACCGACCACAACTATAACGTATTTTAACAACTTTGATGATTATGAATATTTTGTAGCAGAAGCATCAGCGTCAGCAGGTAATACATTTAATGGCTGGTATACTGACCCTACAGCTGGAACATTAGTAACAGGTAGCACTACTTTAAGAGTATTCTACGAAACTGAAGATGTGTATAGTACAAACACATTCTTTGCAAGATTTAGTTAATTATGCCTACAATAGAAGAATTTAAAAATATAAATCCTCAATCCTACGGAACCGGTAGGGTAACTTTATTTGTCAGTGGAGTAGGACCATATACTATTAAGGCTATGAGCTTTCCTATAGTAGATAGCAACCCGGGTAACTTTAGAGCAGTTTTACAACAGGTAGATAGATTAAGGTTTAATTTTACAGGTGCTACCAAAGAAGTTACAGTTCTTGATAGACAGATTCAACAAGGCACAGGCGGGTTAAGTGATTATATGTATTTTGAATTTACCCCTATAAATTCTAATACTCTCCCTTCAGAAGTCGCATCAGTACCGACAGAAGAGGATTCAAGATTTAACTTCATACCTTATTTTAGTTTCAACTTTTTAACTAATGATTTTAACATACTATTAAACAACTCAGAAAGGAGTAAATTGAGTGTTTCAAGAAGAAAAGTTGACAGAGTATCAAGCCAGGCTAATCCAAGTAATCTAAACTCTATAATATCTCAATCTGCTACTTTTGCTGAAGCTCAAGAGTGTAACTATTCTAAAAGAAGTGTAATTAATGCTAGATACTTAGGTACCAAACTCACAAGCGGCTCAGTTAAATTTGATGACCCAGCTCTTACGTTTATTAGTTTTAACGCTAGTATACACGGTAGGAGTGTAAGTTATGATAAAATTACATCTATACCTTTAGATCAAAGAGAAATAACAGCTTTATACTTTAACCCGGTTTTCCCAGGTGATCTCAAAAGTATACCAACAGAAGGAAGACCAATTTATAGAGAAGAAAAAAACAGATTTGTAAGACTTGAAAATATAAAGTTTTTTATACCCGATGCTAATATAGTAGGAGAAATTACCTCAGGTTCAGCTACAAATGTTGCTACATATTCAACAAACACTATACCTCCTCAAACATACATAACAGGTTCAGCACTATCAGGCTCTGTAACACACTACACGTATATAGTTTCTAACTACGCTCAAAATAATGTAGCGTTCGTTCAATGGATATCTGGAAGTACATCAGATAGTACAAACATACCTGCTGATAGTGAAATAATTATTTGTGCTTCTAAAATACTTTCAAATAGTGGAGTAGTGATTAGTAAGGGATCGATTTGCTCATAATAAAACATAGAAATAACATATTTATATAAAAGATAGTTTAAAATGGGATACTTAAATAACGCAGTCGTAACAGTCGACGCAATTTTAACAAAGAAAGGGCGAGAGCTTCTAGCAAGAGGTGACGGATCTTTTAAAATTACACAATTTGCATTAGCAGATGATGAGATTGATTATACATTATACAATCCAGCTCACCCATCTGGTTCAGCTTTTTACGGGGAAGCAATCGAAAACCTTCCACTACTAGAAGCCTTTCCAGATGAAACTCAAATTATGAAGTATAAACTAGCTACCTTACCGAGAGGTACCTCAAAACTTCCACTATTAGATATAGGATTTTCTTCTATAACTTTAAAGCAAGGTGCTTCTTTAGCAATTACTCCCCAAACACTAAACTATCTTGGAGCTACTTCTACTTTTGAAGCCGGCGGATATACTGCTATAATCGCTGATGTTAGAACGTTAAGCACTTTTAACGGTGTTGGAATAAACACAGAAGAAGCTGATAGATTAAACACATCTACAACTGTAGGAACTAATGTATCTAAGACTGTTATAGGTACGTCTATCAACCTCACAGCAACAACAGTTAATACCCTATTCGGTTCTAGAAATACTCTTAACACTACTATTACGGTTATCGGAAGAGACTCTGGAGCACGAGCTACGGTACCTGTAACTATAACTAAAATAAATTAATAAGATATGTCGTTTAAAAGATTTGATCAAGAAGATGTAGTAGTAAGTGCTGATTCAGTAACAGCTCCTCTATGGACTGGTGATATAGTAAACTTAACTTCTTTTTATACTTCTGCTACTCAAAAAGACGGTGTATCAGGAGACTACTATTATAACGTATACCAGACAGGCTCTACTTTAGATACTGCTAGAGTACAATTTAGTGTTGCTTATGCAGATAAGAAAGGCTCAGGCTCAGCATATTTTAATGCTGCTGTACCAGGAAAGTCCCCTTCATCTATAGTATACGGTCAGTATAGAAACATAGTACTAGGAGACGAAGAAACCGATTTTACTTTCGGTTCTATCATCTCAGAAAACTTCTACGCTATTAGTATTGATAGAGCAAGATATAAAGAAAAACTTCTCCCTGGAACATTATCACTTACACTAAAAACTGGTAGTGCAACTTTAGTATTAACAGATGATAGCGTAGTTGATTCAACAGTAACATTTACAGATTCCGGTAGAGTTTATGAACTTATTACAGGTTCATTAGGAGTCCTTTCTACAGGTAAGAAAAACGCTAACGGATATACCTCAGCTTCAGGTTCGTATGGTAAATTCCTTCCAGATATTGGAGTAATCTTACTTAACGGTAACGCTCTCAAAGCTTCATCAGCGTCTGGTGGATTAGGGTTAAACATTGACCGCTCTGCTAACCCAGCTGCATCCAACAACCTGCAATCAGGCTTCGAGATCATTGAAAGCGGAAGTGCATTTAGGCTACAGTCTGAAGAAACTATTTCATCTAACTTTGTATTCGTTAGAGCAAGAAACTCAGAATTTAACTACTCGGCTAACCCATCTTATACTACTGGTTCGGGTGAGATTAGACACAACGTAATGATCGACAGGCCACAATCTTATATTACAACAGTAGGTTTATATAATGATAATAACGACCTACTAGGAGTAGCTAAATTATCTCGACCTTTATTGAAAGACTTTACTAAAGAAGCCTTAATAAGAATAAAGCTTGATTATTAATGAATGAGCGCTTTCAAAAAATTAAACAAGCAAGACGTATACATATCGGATTACAGTGCCCGCAAGCAATGGAATACGACAGGTAGTTTTATCTCTGATTATAATATAGAGCTTTTAAGAGGTTTTGAAGAAGGAGCATCTCCTTACTCTTACCCTAACGACGACTTTAACGGTAGGTCTCAAGAATTAGTTTATAAAAGTATTAAGCACCTTTATTATGAAGGAAGTTTAGGACAAGGTCACTACACAGGTTCAAGAGACCTTTCTCTTCAATCTTCTTTAAACTATAGCGGTTCAAGAAAACTTCAAAGTGAGGTCACTATTTTTTCTATACCAAAAGATTTAGTAGGGACTTATATTGAACCTAAAACGCTAAATATTAGTCCAATACAGTCAGCAAGTTTGTATGTAGTATCTGGATATGAATCTAACCATATAGTAAAAACTTTCGGAGTAGACCTAGGTTCGTATTTAGTAGACGACGGAGACGGTAATATTATTTACTCAGGTTCTAATACAGAAATATTTTTTGATAAGCAAATAGTCGGTGATGTAATTTATAATCAAGGTATGATTATACTTACTGATCCAAATATAGCAAGGTATTATGGTACTTATGCAAAAAGTACTCTTAGTTGGAAATCAAACCTTCCTATTTATACGTATAATATAAACTGTAAGATTAAAGATTCTGAAATGAATCTTACTTTTAATCCCTCAGTCTATACAGGCTCAACAGGGCAATTAAATGATAATATAACGGGAAGTGATTTTTCCCCATACTTTACTACTGTAGGGCTATATAACGGAGCTAATGAATTATTAGCAGTAGCTAAAACAGGAAGACCTATTCCAAAGTCGAGTAAGTCTGACACAACAGTAGTTGTAAAAATTGATATATAATGGCAATAACTTTTAGAGCAAACAAAGGCAGCGAGCTTACATTCGCAGAAATGGACACCAATTTCGGTTCTCTTTTCTATTCAAGTTCAGTATCACCATCTGGAAGAACCCTGTACCTACATTATACTAGTAGCGCAGCAGTTCCGGTTAATAATGCAGCCCACGCAGTAAACTTATCTGCCGGTTCAGGAATTAATGAAGGATCAGATAGAAGAATAGCTTTCTATACAGGCTCTGATGCAATATCTACCTCAGAAGGGATTGTGATAGACTCAGCAGGTAATGTAGGAATCGGAATAAATGAATCTACTGATTTACCTGGACCACTATCTCATAAACTAGCAGTATCAGGAAGTATTGCTGCAACCGGAGGTACCGTAGAATCTATTTCGGATATTAGATTCAAAACTGAAATTAATACTATTAACGACGGTCTACAGAGAGTATTAGATTCAAGAGGAGTATCTTATATTAGAGGAGGTAAGAACGAAGTCGGAGTTATCGCCCAAGAAATACAAGAAACTATCCCAGAAGTTGTCTCTAAAGATAATAAAGGCTATCTTTACGTATCTTACGGTAACATAACCGGTGTATTAATCGAAGCTATAAAAGGGCTTAACGACAAGATAGAACAGTTACAATCAGAGCTAAATAGCCTGAAAGGATAAAAAATAGTCGCGTTACTTTTATAGTGTTATAAGAGATCTACTCTATGCGACATAATCAAAACAAAAAACTTATGACTCTACCTACTTGGTCGTATAAAGGTAGGTCCTTCACAGAAATATCAGATTTCCCGGAAGATACTTATGGGTTTATATATGAAGTTTGGCATAAACCTACAGATATAAAATATATAGGAAAAAAAGTACTGTACTTCGAACGAAATAAGAGATTAGGGAAAAAAGCTTTAGAAGCTTTAAAAGAAGAAAGAAAAGCAAAAGGCATAGGAGGAAGAGTTCCTTTGAAGCAAAAAGTTCGTACTGAATCTGATTGGAAGACCTATTATGGTTCTCATGAAAAAATAAAAGAACTTGTAAGTGAAACTAAAGACTTTAGAGAGGAATGGGAAAAAAGAATCCTGCAGATAGTCTCTTCTAAAAAGCTTTTAACATATTATGAATGTAAATACCTATTTATAAAAGAAGTCCTAGATACTAGAAATAAGTACATAAACGATAATATACTAGGGAAATTTTATAAAAAAGATTTTTTCAATGATTAAATTAAAAGACATAGTTGGGTACCCTTCACTACAGTATCATCTAGATAATAATTTATCTCTACATGAACACGTATATAGATACTCTTCAGATAAATTTGTTCAATTATTTGCTGAAGCTAGAGAAGCATTAGAAAAGGAAGAAATAGAACTTTCAGAAGAAGATCAAGAGCTTTTAGAAACTACTGATATCGGAGAGTATGGAGAATATAACGGTATGAAAGTTCCTTTAGACCTTCCTATGATTTCTCCAAATTACAATCCAATGTTTGAAATTGGGTGCATGATAGATGAGATGATAGAAAATGATGAAATTATAGACGAGGCTTTGTCAATAGATGAAATGATTGATTACGAATTAGTAAAAGAACTTGTTGAATCTATAGGCGGTAACATCAACATGGATAAATTTAGAAAAGCTGTTGAGATACAAAACGAAACTTTTGACTATAATGGCTTTGATATGCTAAAAGCATCTGTTGACTATATACCTGAAGCAGAATATAGAGGTAAAAAAGTACAGCTTAATAAACCTAAGCGTGGCGGTTCTAAAAAGTTTTACGTTTATGTTAAAAATCCTAAAACAGGAAATGTAAAGAAAGTATCATTCGGCGATACTGGACTTTCAGTTAAATTAAAACAAAGAGGAGCGAGAGCTTCTTTTGCAGCACGTCACAAATGTGCACAGAAAAAAGACAAGACAAAAGCAGGATACTGGTCATGTAATATTGGCCGCTATTGGAAGAGTCTTGGTGGCGGCTCTAATTTCTCAGGATACTGGTAAAATATTATGAATGGTTATATGTACTGATAAAAGCATTGTAGTCGGCTCTTACAAAGTTGGTTCAAGAAATCTTGAAACCTACGATAGACGAAATGAGTACTTCTGTAATGATTTACTTCGAGTAATTGAAGGCAGTCAATTGACATTATCATTCCTAAGCAAAGATAATCAAAAAAACTTATCAGAAATTCTTCAAAGTAAAGATAGCAGAAAAATATACCTACTTATTCGAAATGCAGAAGACCTTTATACTGCAGCTATCAAACAATCCTTAAAAAATAATTTAACTATCTTTCCTGATATGTATTCTCCTAAAAATTTCCTAATAGAAGGAGAGTATAGTCAACAAGAAATAGATGAAAAATTTGAGAGTATTCTTTTAGATAATTTTGGATTATTACATTCTATTTTTTCGGACAAACATTTAACTAAGTATCTATTTAGAGATATGTTTGATTTTCTAAATATTTTAAAAATAAACCACCCTGGGTTATATGATAAAATAGTAATCGTAAATTTAGATGACTACCAAAGAAGTAAGTCAAAAGTTTTAAACGAAGATAAAGTACTAAATTTAGAGTATATAGATAAAAAACTTGAAAGACATTCTACAAAAAGCTTTAGACTACCAGCATTTCTTGAGCTAAAAAACATTTTGAACGACAGTTGGATTCATAGAAGTTATTCTTTGTTTTTTAGAAAATACTTTTTAGATAACAGAAAAGCTTTACTAAATATTAACAAATATCATAGTAATAAATTTATTTGAAATGAACAAGCCTTATAAAGAAGAGAACACTAAAGATTATTCTATCCGTACGTTTTCACAAGACCTTCCTTCTTTTGAACTAGTATGGCATCGAGATAAAGAAGATAGAATAGTAAGATCATTGCATGAAACAGATTGGAAATTTCAACTAGATAATGACATTCCCCGTATATTAACAGAATCTGAACTATTTATACCAAAGGAAACATATCACCGATTAATTAAAGGAACAGGTGACTTAAAAGTAAAAGTAGTTAAACTTTAAAATGGGAGTAAAACTCAAACCTAGTGTAAAAGAATATTTAAAAGATTCTAGAGGTAAAAGGATTAATCAATTTGTTTGGAAGCACTTTACTCCATCAGGTACTTCAACAGAAGAACTTAAAAAAATGTTCGCTACGAATACTTTCAGAAAGAAAAAAAACATTATAAAAAGAGAGCTGCTAAAACGAAATGAGACTATCTAATATTATCTTAGCCGAAGGAGTAAAAGTTAGACTTAAACTTTTAACCTATGATCAAGTTGCAAAAGCTCTTGGAGATTCTCGTTTTGCTGCTCCATATGCTAGCGATGAGTTAAGACAGGTAAATGGAGAAGATAGTTGGGAGGATTGGAAAAAAGAAACTCTCAACAAGTATGGTGATATAGAAATTGAATTAGATCCTTCCGCACCTTGGTTCGGTAAAGTAAAAGTGCTGGATAAAGCATTCAACAAAGCTAAAGCAGATTACATTAAAAGTAAAGCCAGATATTTAGACAAAGAAAGACAAGCAGGTAGAAACTCAGGATTAGATTAATATGAAGTTATCAAAAATCATTTTAGAGAATAAAAAAATTGTTCATAAAGCAGAACTTGATCTCTCAGAACAGGATGTAGAAAAGCTCACTGAAGCTATTACTTCTAAATTAAACGATTACTTAGATATCGAAAATGAAGATATTCTTAACGAAACTGTTAAAGCTGCTATTAACGACCTACTAGTATAGCAGTTGGTTATTCGAAAATATGTTCTTATCTTATTATTAGGATACGGACTATTTTATGGATTATACTTTCCTTTTAGGATCAATCGAAAATATATTGGGTAAAAGCCACAAGAGAGCAAGAGACAATTATGCTTTCCACTGTCCTTTTTGCAATCACCGTAAACCTAAACTTGAAATTAATATGGCAACCAACGAAGAGGGTAAGAACCCTTGGGAATGTTGGGTGTGTCAAACTAGAGGTAGAACCATACGCTCTTTACTTTATCAGCTAAAAACACCAAAAGAGCAGGCTGCTACTGTACTTAAATATTTACCGAAAGGTAGTGAAATAGAGTATAAAGGACTATCTATAGTAGAGCTACCGAATGAATATCAATTACTGTATTCCGCTTCAAGTACATCAATAGTAGCTAACTTAGTAAAAAAGTACTTATATGAAAGAGGACTTACCGATAATGATTTTATTAAATATGGGATTGGATACGCAACTAATGGAGAGTATGGAGGAAGAGTTATTATCCCAAGTTATTCTGAATCCAATCAACTCAACTTTTTTGTTGCAAGAACTTATGATGGCAACTACTTTAAGTACAAGAATCCTGAAGCCTCAAAAGATATAATTTTCTTCGAAAATTTAATAAACTGGAATGCACCCATTATATTATGTGAAGGTGTATTTGATGCTATGGCAATACGTAGAAACGCTATACCTATACTGGGAAAGAGCGTCTCTAACTCATTATATAAAAAGATTATAACTAGTAATGTATCTGACATTTACGTTGCGTTAGATACGGATGCTCGAGATAGAGCATTACAAATAGCCGAACAATTACTTAATCAAGGTAAAAGAGTATTTCTAGTTAACCTCCCCGATAAAGACCCTTCCGAAATGGGCTTTAAAGCTTTTACCGAATTAATTCAATCAGCAGAAGAATTAGACCTATCAGGTATAATGCTGCACAAACTTGACCTATGATAAAGCAAGGTATGAACATTCTTGAACAGAATGAAAAAAACAGACTTGATTTTAATCCACAATTAAAACAAATTAACTTTCTTGATAGGAGAGTTTATAAAAGATCAGAAGGAGTATACTATCCGTCCGTAACTACCATACTCCAGTATATGCCCAAAAATAAGTTTTTCGAGTCTTGGCTCAAAGACGTTGGGCATAACGCTGATCTGATTATGAGAAGAGCAGGTAAAGAAGGAACACAGGTTCATGAAGCTGCAGAAGCTTTAGTTAAAGGAGAAGAGGTATCTTGGATGGATGATTACGGAAATGCAAGATATTCTCAAATAGTATGGGAAATGATTCTTAAGTTTTATGAATTTTGGTCAACTTATAAACCAGAACTTATATCAACAGAAGAATTCGTTTGGTCGGATAAATATAAGTATGCCGGTACCGCTGACTTAGTAGTTAAAATGGACGGTGAAACTTGGTTACTTGATATAAAAACATCTAATAGTATACATAAGTCCTATGACTTACAGTTAGCTTCTTATGCTAAAGCTCTAGGGGAATCCAAAGGTATTGATATAGAAAGAACCGGAATTATATGGTTGAAAGCTCAATCTAGAGGCCCTTCTAAGAAAAAAGGAGTATACCAAGGTAAAGGGTGGAAAATACTAAACATAGATGATATAGATAAAAACTTTGAATTATTTCAGATGATTTATAAATTATACCAGTTGGAAAACCCTAATACTGAACCTATTTATAATAGTTATCCAACATCTTTGAAACTATGAATAAACTTGTAAAAATTTGTCTCTCTGCAGTTTTTTTCGTATCTTTATATAGTTGTGGAACTTACCAAATAAGTACCAAAAACAGAGTAAAGATAGAAAAGATCTTAACTGTAACCTCTACTGGTGATACTTTAGCGGTTCCTTTGAGAGATTTTCAAAGATATAATTATGATAGCTTTGATTTTAATTTTACAAGATTTAACTACGGACTCTACAATAACTACTGGAACATCTGGTCATACCCATACTACGGTTGGCCCAATAGAGGATTCAATTGGAATTATAGGAACTGGTACGTTAATCCTCCTATTTATAATTATAGTCCTCCTAAAGTACAGCCTAAGATACACATCAAAGGAAGAAGAGGAAGTGAAATTTTAAACCTTAATAGAGGAAGAAATAATAATGAAACTATCAGAATTAATCCTAGAAGCAACGACCAAACCCAAAGCCGTAATAATGGCAGGAGGAGCTGGAGCAGGGAAAACCTATCTCCTAAATCAGTTGTCCCTAGACTCTCTAACCCAGTTCAATCCGGACAAATACGTCGAGGATCCAGACCACCCGTACTACAACAACCTAGGAGCAGCCAGCCGCCAAGTCAACAAGGACGTAGAAGCGGCAGCGGACGAGAAAACTAGTTTTGTTTGGGACACTACAGCATCTGGAGTTCAGTTTGATAAAAATCTAGATAAACTAATTAAAAACGGATATGATGTATATATGATAATGGTATATACTCATCCTATGATTTCTTATATTTCAAATTTTACCAGAGAAAGAAACATTCCTTCTGCATCTATTTTTAGTACCTGGAGAAATGCTTACCAAAAAATTGGTGACTTCAATAAAAAATTAAAAGGAAATTTTTCAATTTTTGTTAACACTAGAGGAGGAGAATACGATAAAGAGATAGAAGGATTTAATACTGCAGCAAAAAATGGTCCTGCAGGCATAAAAGACTACCTTCAAAATTATAACGAAAAAACAGGTTACGGTAAATCATCGTTTTTTAAGCCTGTAGAAATGTCTAAGCAGGAAGAAGAAGAGTTTCAAAAAGCTATCCAAGGTATAGATTACGATAAAGAAAATAGATCCGAAGATAAAGCAATGAAAAATGCTTTCTTGAAATCTTACAGAAAGATAGGAGCAGGTCCTGGAGATGATAAAATGAGAGATACTCTTAAAAAATACAGAGACGGTAAAGAAAAAAGAGATCAAGATAATGAAGCAGTCTTAGAGAGTATTGCTGAAATGCTATTTTCACCTGTCTTCCAAGAATTACTTAAGCACTCTACTCCTCAAGAGATAGATAGAGATGTACAAAACTTTTTAGCATGATAGCATTATATCCAGGAGCATTTAAACCACCACATAGAGGACACTTTGAAGTTGTTAAAAGGCTTTTAAATGGAACTCATAATGGTAAGCTATATAGTGCAGACACATACAAAGATGTAGGTACATCTGCATTAGCTGGTGATAAAGATAAAGTTAAACAAATAAATAAAGTATTAGTCTTTATAGGAGGAGGAGAAAGAAACGGAATATCAAAAAAGGAATCAAAAGCTATTTGGGATATTTATAAGAAATATCTTCCTGGAGTTGAAATAATGGACGGACAAAAAAATCCAATGTTTGCTTCGAAAGATTATGCTAAAGCAAATCCTGATCAAGAATTCTACGCTATTGCAGGAATACGAACAGAAGAAGATATACCAGATCTAAGGAGAATAACTACATATAAAAATACTCCTAACGTTGAGGGGTTAGTTATAGCAGGACCTGGAGAACAAAGAGCTACTAAATTTAGAGCAGCAATACTTTCAGGAAACTTAGATGTAGTAAAAGATTTTTTTCCTTCTGAGTTAAATAAGGATGAGATTTTAAAAATTTTAAACATGTTAAAACAATCTATCATTTCAGAAGCTATGGAGAATACAATAGAAAATTTATTCTCTAACTGGTTTACAGAGAACCTTAACGAAGGTTCATCTGGTGCTCCTGTTGCTCCACGCTCTGTAGTACGATCTGATGATAGAGCTAAATTAGTTACTCTCTATAATAGAATAAGAAACCAAGTCGAAACCGATACTGTATCTGTAACTTTTCAAGACGATCATATTAGAGTAGGTTTGAAAAATAAAACAGATAACTCAGATTTTGATTTTACCCCGTATATGGGTTCTATCTTAGAATATATGATAGATGAAGGTTTGAATATTACCCCTTTACCAGAAGTAAAAATAAGAAAAGATGTTACTGAAGCTTCTGACTTTTTCGGACGTACTGCATATTACGATCCTTCTATAAATGAAATAGTACTATACACACAAGGTAGACACCCTAAAGATATTATGAGATCATTTGTACATGAAATGATACACCATATTCAAAATATAGAAGGAAGATTAGTTGATGTTAATACATCTAATACAAATGAAGATGAACATTTGCTAGAACTAGAAAAAGAAGCTTACCTAAGAGGTAATATTACTTTTAGAAACTGGGAAGATAAAATTAAAAATGAATATAAATAAAGGTTATGCAAAAATTAAAAGAACTTCTTAAAGAAGGGTACCCTCTAAAAGAGGAAAAACCAAGTCCCCCATACAAAATTTATTGTGACATGGACGGAGTTTTAACAGACTTCGAATCAAGGTTTGAACATTTTACAGGAATGTCTCCTAAACAGTATGAAAACAGATATGGAACACCTGGCTTCTGGGATCTCATAGATAATAAAATAGGTGTTAAATTTTGGGTTGGAATGGATTGGATGCCTGAGGGTAGAAGACTTTGGGATTTTATTAACCCTTATCGACCAGACCTTTTAACCTCTCCCTCTAGACACGATACATCAAGACTTGGTAAAAACCTATGGGTAAGAAATAATTTAAACCCTAAACCTAAAGTTATATTTGCATATTCAGCAGATAAGCAGAGATATTCAAAAGAAAATGCTATATTAATAGATGATAAAAAGTCTAATATAAACGAATGGGCTGCAAAAGGCGGAATTGCAATAAGATGTAAAGACGGCAATGTAGACCATGTTATACAAAAGTTACAAGAATTAGGATATGAGTAATGAATCGTTATTAAAAAAAGAGTTCAAACAATCAGACGTACAAAGAGCACGTAACTTAGTTAATAAAGACTTTACTGCTAAAACCAAGCTTCAAACCGGATATAAAAAATCTTTTGAATATCATAAAGAAGGAGATATATGGGAAGAGTCTGGAAAGACCTGGACTATTAAAAACGGTATTAAACAAAACATTACTAAATTAGATAAAGCAAAAAAAGCTACAAGAATACCTTTAACTTGTCCGAAATGCGGCAGTCCAATGAAACATCATTTATCTAAAAAAATGTTTAAACTTCATGGATTTTGCTTTGATCCATGCACAGTCGAAATGGAAGCTAATCTTAAAAAAGCAGGTTTATACGAAGATTACGAAAAGAGAATGATGTCTGGCAATTTAAAAGCATTTGCTGACGATATCGAATCATGGGCTCTTGAAACTTTATCTACCTCAGACAACTTTGTTACTGAGGACGGAACTGTAGAGAATTGGGGAGGAATGTCTTCTAAAAAGAGGGATGAGTTATTAGAAGGTATCAAAGATTACGCACAGTATATAAGAGAAAAAGCGTAGCTATTTATTAGTAAAATAACTTTTCTAATGACACAGAAAGAACTACTTGAATCTTTATTGACCGAAATCAAGTATGTAAGAACTAACATGCCAAATGGCGAGTTTAAGCAGCTACAGAAGGACCTTGAACACGTAAAAGAAGATATCTCAGACCTTAAATATACTCTCCTTAACCCCGAGGACGGTGTGATAGTAAACACTAATAAAAACTCAGAGTTTAGATTAACAGAAGCTTCTAGAAAAAGAGAATACGACGAATACATTAGTGAACTTAAAGACTTACTAGCCTGGAAAGCAGGAGTAACTAGAGCTCTTTGGATAATTTTTGGTTCGTTAGTAGCTATCGTTGGTAGAATGTTATTTGAACATTCAGATAAAGTATAATTGTATGAAAAATTTTAAACAAGCACTCAAGGAACTTCAAGAAGAAAAACCAGGACTTTGGGCTAATATTAGAGCTAAAAGAGCTAGAGGTGAAAAACCTGCCCATAAAAACTCTAATGCACATAAGGATGCAGTAAAAGCCGGTAAGAAGATTAATAAAATGTCTGAAGGTCAAGATTGGCCTCAAGAACTCGAATCAAGATATGGAGAGTTTATCTTTAAATTAATTAAGGTAGGATCCGATAGAGCTAAATACTCTTTAGTTGATGTAGAAACTGGAGAAGAAAAAGGAACACCGGTATTTAAATCTGTAGATACTCTAAAAGCTTTTGCTTCTGATTATATCAAACCTCAAGGCGGTACACAATCTACAAATCTAGGAGAAGATAAATCAGATGCTATCAGATGGTTTGGTAATTTAAAGTACTACTACCAAAAAGGACTATCAAGCCCAGATTTAAGAGACCCGGCTGATAAAGAAGAATACAAAAGATTAGCAAAAGATTTTTTTAGTAAACTATAAGAAGTGAAACTAATTCAACTCATACTTGAAGGTATAACCTACAGAGACCCAAACTTCGCCGAAGAATATGAGGAAGCTCTACGTTATCCCGAGTTTGAGAAAATGGGTAAACAGGGTTGGATTGATATAGCTAAAAAAGGATACGTTACATCTTACTCTAAGATTAAAAACGTACTAGGAAATGTCGATTTAAATTTCGATAGTTTAGAAGAACCTAAAAAACAGAGATTCCAAGACGCATTCAAAAGAGGTACAATCGAAATGTCGATAGCTGTTAAGTTCTCTGACAACGATTATGACCTAGTTGCCGGTAATACTAGACTTTCAGGTTTAGTTAAGAACGGTATTGATCCAAAAATTTGGATTGTAGATTTATCTGAAATGCAAGAAAACTACGCCGACGGTAAAGTAAAAGGAAAATCTAGACCCGGTAGAGTTAAAAGATCAGGAGCCTCATGTAAAGGTTCTGTTTCCTCTCTAAGAGCTAAGGCTAAAAAGTATGGCGGAGAGAAAGGAAAAATGTACCACTGGTGTGCAAACATGAAAGGCGGTAAAAAATAACTATTTATAGTATATACGTATATAAACATGTCTAATATGACCTACCAAGAAATTAAAGATAGTCTATCTAAATGTGAAAAGTCCTTAAAAGCAATACAAGATGGGACTTACAAAGATATAAAAAATATCGATGTTAAAGAAACTATAACTAAACTACAAATGTTAAAAGAATCTTTTACAAAGCAACTTAGTGAAATGGAAATTGATCCTGAAAAAGGAGTAGTATCTACTGATGATTCTGGAGAAGCTGAAAAACTTGCTAAAAAAGGTATAAATGTAGCACTCACGAAAGAACAAGAAGGAGTAAAGTTTTCAAAAGAAGAAACGATGGCTATTGCTAAAGACGTAGGAAAAGCAGTAGCTAAAGCATTAAATGATGCAGGAGATGAAGTAGCACATATGAAAGCTAAAGACATCTCTGAAGGTTCTTTCGAGATATACGTTGAATATAAAAATGGATCTGATGATCAATTTTCTTTCTACATCTCAGACGATACCTTACATTTAGTAGATTTTTCGTTTGATAAAGAACTAGTAGACGTAGGAGTTAAACCTTCTGGTGAAGCTATTGTGCATGTTGACGTATTAGCTAATGAGTTAGTAAAACATTTCAGATCTTTATCTGAAGGTATGTCTGATCAAGAATTTGCTGACGCAAAAGAAAAAGAAAGATTAGAAAAGCATCCTGAAAGAGATATGATTAAAAAGATTCAAGCTCTTATTCAAAATGCTAATAAGAATGAAGGTGAATATGCTGCTGATAAACATAACGTTAATGTATATGGTTATCAAACTATGCATTTTGATATTTGCCCTGGAGCTAAATCTTTATTTGATAGAGTGATTAAAGACGGAAGCATTGAAGATAAAGAAGGGTTGAAAAAATTAGCTCAACTACATGATATCCTCTTTACTATTGAAAAGATTGCTTTGAAAGATTCAAATAAAGCTAAGCAGTATTTAGATAGAGCAATCAAAGTTGCTTCAGATATATACGTATTAGGTAACAGAATCGGTTTAAATCAAAACACAGATCTTTCCTATATTCAGTCTCATATTGAAAAAATTAATGATGCTGCTAGAGAAGAGGAAGTAAATGAAGCTCCTGAAAATATGTACTACTTTAAAGTACCTAGAACAGACAAAGCTAAATTAAATGCTGCTCAAAATACCATTGAAACTTTCTACGACCCAGTTAGATTCGCTGATATTGTAGATGATGACGGTGCCGGTAATGTTGTTATGTATATCCATAAAAAAGATTTTGACCCTGGTATGATTGATGACCTGCAAGGTGACGGCATAGATCTATCATCGTCTAATTTTCCTGGTATAAACGAAAATACACCAACAGTCTTTGATGACGAAAGCATGGATGCTTTACGTGATATTATTTTAAAATACGTAGAAGATCCAAACGATGCAGAAAAAGCAGTACAGCAAGTAGATGATAACGGACTAGATTCTCTATCACCAGAACTAACTGCCAATCTGGAAAGAGATCCAGAATTTAAAGCTTGGTATAATAAATTACATAGTGTTCCAAATGCAGATACTGATTATATGAAAAGAAGAAGATCAGAAAAAGACTATCAGCAAGAAAATGCATTAGGATTTAGCGATATAAAAAAATTAGGAGATAAAGCTGCTAGTCATATAGACATAGAAACTAGAAGAGATTCAAGATATACTTTCGGTAATAGACCATATCAGGATGATCAATTAAGATATCAGATTGCTAAAAAATTAGGGTATATAAAAGAAAATGAAGCAGAAGATGGCAAGTTAGTTACCTTTGGATATGATTTAGATAGAATAGAAGATGTTGTTAAACATCTACAAAGTAAATATAAAGAAGGACAAGATTTTGAACTTCATATAGGTTACGGAGATGATTTACCTAACGCAGTAACTTTAAAGAATCCTTCATTACAAAAGGATCATGACTTAAATGATATGCTAAACGCAGCTCAAGCTGATAATGATTATATAGGAGAAGGAGAAGACTTAGATGTAGGACATCAAGACGATGAACCTGGAATGTTAAAATCGACTGCTTATGAATCTGCTACATATGCTGCTAAGCTTTACAAAAAATTAGCTAAGTACGATCAATTTGATGGAGAAGTAGATTTTCCTAATTGGTGGCAATCTAAATTAATCTTAGCAAAAGACTACTTATCAAAAGCATTCCACTATTTAGACTCAGAAGAAAAGCAACCTATGATTGATAAGCTTGCTTTAGAAGCTCAATCTCATCCGGTAATGGTTCAGCAGAGAATAGCTCATGCTAAAAAAGCTAAAGAAAAAGAAGGACAAATGGCTGCTTCTAAAGGTAAGAAGTATAGCGAGAATCCTTACGAAAAAGGTACTAAAGATCATTTAGCATGGTCTAAAGGACATAACTCATCTAGAGCTAGAAAATTAAGCTTAAAAGAGTGGGGAGGATCGGATCAAAATGCAATGAATCAATCAATGCATAAGGATTTAGGTAACCCTGATAAATTCCCTGGATTAAGCCAAGTATTAGCAGCTGCAGAAGCCGCAGTAGATTTTTACTGGGATGATTGGGAAGAGTATAAAACAGATAGAGAAGGTCTTGTAACGTATGCTGCACAGAGATATACTTCTAAAATGTTCCCTGAATTCTGGAGTAATATGCAAAAATTATTTGCTCCAGCTAATGAAGGTAAATATAAATCAGACGCTCAAAGAAAAGCTATTCATGCTAAAAAAGCAGAAATGAATGAAGCATCTTATGATGATGCAATTTCTGAATTAAGAGATATTGTAGACCGAGCAGAAGATTTAGGACAAGAAGCTAGAGAGATTGTAAGACAGTACTTCCCTAGTGAGCTCTCTAGATTAGATGGATATGGAGCATTCAACTTTGTTTATTCAAGTAATAGATACGATACTACTTTAGGTAAGTTTGTAGATAGATTAGAAGAAGAAGGTTACGATGATGAATTCGACGAATCAGTAGATGAATTATTCGGTTCTAAAGTAAATTATGACGATATTATAGGACCTATCGTTAAAAGATTGCAAGATCTTAAAAAATACGTTAGTAAGAAAGAACCAGATGCAATGGATGACCTCCAGCAAGTAATTAGAGCTTTTGAAATTTTTGATGAAAAGATGTCTTACGGGACTCATATGGAGTTAGAAGAAGGTCAAGCAGCTATTAAAAAGCAATTAGACAAAATCGACCAAGCTTTAAAACAGCATAAAGACCATACTATAGCTGTTGCTAAAACTCCTGCAGATCAAAGATCAGAAGAAGATAAAGAACATCTTGCTAAAATGGCAGAGTTAACTAAAAAGAAAAAAGAGCTTTTAGATAAGTACGGAGATGCAGTAGCAGGAATTAATAGAAATCAAGAATTAGATTAAGATATGAAAAGAGCTGATCTAAAAAAGTTAATACTAGAAGCATACGAAGAGGTTCTTATAGAGTCCCTTATTGATGAAGTAGAAGATAAACCACAACCAGAAGAAGAGCCTGATACTAAAGCACCTGAAGAAACAGTATTAGAAGATTCTACGGATACTATACTTTCTAAATTTCCAACTCTTAAAGCTGCTCTAATAAAATTACAGACAGAAGATTTTAAAGAGTTTGTAGACTCTATAGATTGGATTTCACCTCGTCCTACTTCTTTTAGAATCAATCTAAAAAATGGACAGGATTATATTTTAAAATGGACAGGTAAAACTTTTGAAGCTCAGATTATGGGCAAAAGATACTATATTAATAAAATAGACGACTACCAGCAAGCATTAGATAAACTTGCTTTACTCTATCAAGAAGCGCCTATGAAAGGAGCTGGAGAAGCTGACTTTGACACTGACACCGGAGGCGGTGGCGGAGGAGGCGGAGACTTTCCTGGCGAAGAAGGTGGAGCAGAAGGTGGAGAAGACTTTCCTGGAGGAGAAGAAGGCGGTGAAGAAGGCGGTGAAGACCTATCCGGAGAGCCAATTGATTTTGAAGCAGGAGAAGAACCAGAAGCATAATGAACGTAACAGACAAGCTATATATAGAATGGGCCTGGAGAACTAAAACAGGTGTACCGGATATAAAAAATCCGGAAGATAAAGCTATATTAGATAAGCTTATCTCTGAACTAACAGATAATGCTGTACTTGTTGAAGAATCTAATCAATACGATAAGATGATAAAAGACAAGTTTGACGGAGAGATACCTGAAGTTTTTGGGCAATATACTGTTCCTGCAGGTTCTGGAACTATAAAAGTAGACAGTAGAGATTTAGAAAAATATAAGATAATTTTTAAACTCTCCCCTGATCAGTCTATTGGGCCTGGAGAACTTGCAATATATTGGCTCTACCAGCACCAGAAAAACCCTATAACTACATACGATACTAGAGGTAGTGATAACCCTGATTTGATGATTGGGGATAAAAAAGTAGAAGTTAAAGCTTACGGTAAACATACTGGTAAGATTAAATTAGGTAAATTTGCAAGTCAAAAAACCAATATTAGAATACTAAACATTATTTTTGGTTTTCATTCCTTAATGAAAATACTAAATTTAGAAAGTTCTAAAAAAGCTATTACCCCTACTAACTTTAGACCTCAAGAGTTATTAGTAGCTTTTCAAGATATCTTTAAAGTAAAAGATTCAGGAATACTATCACAAGAAGCTGAAAAGTTTGAAATAATAAAAAGTATCAAAGAAAAATTAGATGCGTTAGATAGTGAACTTAATTCACCTACAGATGTAGAAGACGCAGCAAAAGCAGTTTTATCAAGACTTGTTATGAGCAAGTTTTCAACCAAACCAGGAGATGAAGGTTATATAGCTAGCGCTGTTATAGAAGGTAACATACATTTCTTTTATATAGATTTTGATAAATTGAGACAAGCTGATCTTTTAAATTTAGTAGAAATAAAAGGAGGTGAAATCGCAGTAGATTTTAAATCTATCTTTGGATAAAAATAGTTATGGCACAAGACATAAAAAAACTAATCGCACAAGAGTACATCAAGTGCGCAAAAGATCCGGCGTACTTCATGAAGAAGTACTGCTATATTCAGCACCCTACACGTGGCCGAATCTTATTTAATCTTTATCCATTTCAAGGTAAAGTTCTTCATTTATTTAAAGACCATCAATATATTATTACTCTTAAGTCTAGACAGCTAGGTATATCAACTTTAGCTGCAGCATATTCTTTGTGGCTGATGTTATTTCATAAAGATAAAAACGTCTTAGCATTAGCAACTACCCAGGCAACTGCACGTAACCTAGTATCTAAGACGATGTTTATGTACGATGAGTTACCAAGATGGCTAAAGCTACCTGCCAAGGAGAAAAACAAATTATCACTAAGGTTAAAGAACGGTTCTAAAATAACAGCTAAGTCATCTAATGCAGATGCTGCAAGATCAGAAGCAGTATCGCTACTACTAATAGATGAGGCAGCGTTTATCGATAATATTGAAGAAACGTTTACTGCAGCACAGCAAACACTAGCTACCGGTGGACAGTGTATGGCATTATCTACCCCTAACGGTATTGGTAACTGGTTCCATCAAACATGGGAAAAAGCTGAATCAAAAGAAAACTCATTTTTACCTATTAGACTACCTTGGACAGTACATCCAGAAAGAAATCAAGCTTGGAGAGATCAACAAGATGCTGACCTTGGCCCTAGAATGGCAGGACAGGAATGTGATTGTGACTTCTTAGCTTCCGGTGATACAGTATTTGAACCAGATGATATGGCTTATTATGAACAGACCTATGAAAAAGATCCTTTAGAAAGAAGAGGTGTCGACGGTAACTTATGGGTATGGGAAGGAGTAGATTATATGAAATCGTATATGGTTGTAGCTGACGTCGCTAGAGGTGATTCAACTGACTACTCTGCATTCCATATATTTGATATCGAATCTTGTACGCAAGTTGCTGAATATAAAGGTAAACTTTCACCTAAAGATTTTGGTAACGTACTTGTAGGAATAGCATCAGAGTATAACGATGCATTACTTGTAGTAGAAAATGCAAACATTGGATGGGCTACTATTGAGCAGATCCTTGAAAGAGAATATAGAAACTTATATTATAGTTCTACAGCCAATATGGAATCAGTAGAATCATATATGAATAAATTTGAAAGAGATAAATTAGTTCCTGGATTTACAATGTCTGCTAGAACTAGACCTTTAGTTATTGCCAAAATGATTGAGTACATAAGAGAGAAATCAGTTACTATTCAATCAAAACGTTTAATGTCTGAAATGAGAGTATTTGTTTGGAAAAACGGTAAAGCTCAAGCACAGGACAGATATAACGATGACCTTTTAATGGCATGTGCAACAGCTCTGTATGTACGTGATACTGCTCTTAGATTAAGACAGCAAGGTATGGATTTAGCTAGAGCACAGCTATCTTCTTTTAATAATCTTAACGCCAGGAACCAAGCTGTAATGACAAATGTTGCTATCCAGAGAGAAAATCCGTATCTTACTAAGACAGCCTATGGCGAAGAAGATATTCGCTGGCTGTTAAAATAGAACTATTTATATATAAAATATACCGGAATGGCGGACACTTCATTATTTGGCAGATTAAGAAGATTATTTTCTAATGACGTTATTGTTAGGAATGTAGGAGGTGATGAACTTAAAATTGCTGATGTAAATCAAATACAATCTACAGGTAGATACCAGACAAATTCCTTAGTTGATAGATTCAGCCGTCTGTATATTTACAATAACAAAAATATCTTTAATCCGAACCTTAACTACCAGACGTTAAGGATTCAATTATATTCTGATTATGAAGCTATGGATACTGATCCAATTATTGCTTCTGCATTAGACATCTTAGCTGACGAATCAACAGTAAAAAATGATCAAAATGAGATTTTATCAATTAAATCTACAGACGAAAATATTCAACGAGTACTTTATAACTTATTTTACGATGTGTTAAACATCGAGTTTAACTTATGGTCATGGACTCGGAACATGTGTAAATACGGAGACTTTTTCCTAAAACTTGAGATAGCAGAGAAGTTCGGAGTTTATAATGTTCTACCTTATACAGTTTACCACATGGTGAGAGAGGAAGGATTAGATCCTGACAATCCAGCTAAAGTAACATTCAAACTAGACCCAGACGGTTTAGCTTCATCTCAGCATCCGAATTATATGCCTAAAAGAAAGGCAGAGCAGAGAGTAGTTGAATTTGATAACTACGAAATTGCACACTTTAGATTAATCTCTGATACTAACTACCTTCCTTATGGACGTTCTTATTTAGAGCCTGCTAGAAAGATCTTTAAGCAAGTTACTTTAATGGAAGATGCTATGTTAATTCATAGAATCATGAGAGCTCCAGAAAAGAGAATGTTCTACATTAACGTAGGGGCTATTCCACCACAAGAGGTAGAGCAGTTTATGCAAAAGACTATCAATCAAATGAAAAAGACTCCTTATATCGGAGATGATGGTCAGTACAACTTACGTTTCAATATGCAGAATATGATGGAAGATTTCTACCTACCAGTTAGAGGAGGAGATACTTCTACTCGTATTGAAACTACTAAAGGATTAGATTACGACGGTATTACCGATGTAAACTATTTACTACAGAAGATGTTTGCAGCTCTTAAGATTCCAAAAGCATATTTTGGTTATGAAGGAGACTTACAAGGAAAAGCAACACTTGCAGCAGAAGATATTAGATTTGCAAGAACTGTAGAACGCATCCAGAAAATTTTAGAATCAGAGCTCACTAAAATTGCTTTGGTTCATTTATACACGCAAGGATTTACTGGAGAGAGCTTAACTAACTTTGAGGTCAAACTTACCACTCCATCTATTATATTTGAACAAGAAAAAGTCGCTTTATTAAAAGAGAAGATTGATCTTGCTAATCAAATGAAAGATACTAAGCTATTCTCTTCAGATTACATCTATGAAAATATATTTGACTTATCTGAAGACCAATATATGGAAATGAGAGAACTAGTAAGAGAAGATAGCAAGAGAAACTTTAGAATTGCACAGATTGAAAACGAAGGAAACGATCCTGCTAAATCAGGCGTTACTTACGGTACACCTCACGACCTTGCATCGATGTACGGTCGAAGAGCTACAAATACACCTAAAGGAGGATCACCAGATGAACTACCACAAGGTTACTCAGAAATGGAACCTAAGTGGGGAGAACCTGGACCTGAAGGCGGTAGACCTAGAGAAAAAGCTTCTATATACGGTACTAATGATGCATTAGGAGGAAGAGACCCTTTAGGGCAACACGGTATGAAAGGAGGTTATCCATCTGACAACGATAACGTTATGGAAAGCTATAAAACCCAAGCAGTTTACTTAAAAAATAAAGAATCCCTTAAAAATATTGTATTCGATAAATCTGATGTTGTTGAACCGGAATTACTCAATGAAGACAACATCAAAGATTTAGGTAATTAATACATATTTATATATAGTAAACGTGTATAATGAAGATTAAGCATTCCAAATTTAAAAATACCGGCTTACTTTTTGAACTTTTAGTTAAGCAAATTGCCGCCGATACACTCAGTAACAGCCCATCAGCTGCTATTAGTATGATAAAGAAGTATTTCGCCGGTAAAACAACCCTATCTAGAGAGTTCAAACTGTATGAATTTATTATAAAAAATAGAAATGTTAGTCAAAGTAAAGCTGAAGCTATTCTTTCGACTATAACAGAAGTTTCTAGAAAGATAGATCAGAAAAAACTTAAACAGCTAAAATACGAGCTCATTTCTGAAATCAAGGAAAACTATAATATTGAAGACTTCTTTAGTATTCAGGTTAGAGACTATAAACCATTGGCTGCATTATACTGTTTACTTGAAGCTCAAAACGCTAGTAACTTAGTTAATCCTCAAATACTAGTCGATAATAAGACTACTCTATTAGAACATTTAACTTCTAGTTCTCAAGATCAAGATAAAGTAAAAGAAACTATTATTGAAGAGTACGGTAAATATGAAAAAGATTTACGATTACTTACATTCAAGATCCTATTAGAAAAGTTTAATTCTAAATATAGAGAGCTACTCCCTCAGCAAAAAAATATACTTAGAGAATTTATTACTTCTGTCAATTCTAATACACGTTTATTCACAGTAGTAAATGAAGAACTTAAAAGCATTTCTAATGAGGTTAAAAAATTAAGTAGTAAAGTTAAGGACGAAGTAATAAAGATTAAATTAGATGAAATATCTAAAAGTATTAAACCTATTGAGAAAAAGGAAAAAATTACCGATAATCATCTAGTAAGTTTAATGCAGTATTATGAACTAGTAAATGAGCTAAAGAACCTGTAATGAAAAGAGCAGATCTTGTAGTACTAGTTAAAGAAGTAATGCAGGAGTTAGATGAAGCTAACGTTACTAATGCAGGCGGTGCTTCATTTACCCCCGGTGCAGGAGCTCAATATGCAACTCCTAAAGCATTCGGTAAAGAACATAGAGCAAAAAAGACATTAACTAAAATAGGTTACAAGCAAGTAAGTAGGCCAAAGAGGCCGTCGCATACGAAAGGATTTGACTATTTATAAAATATGAGAGCAATAACTGTAACAGAAAAGTATAGAGCCGTACAAGAAGGTACTATGTCAAAAAAAGAATTTGTACGTCAAATGAGACAACAATATCCTATGTTTGTATCAAACTACGATGGATTTGACAGTACAGTTAGTATTCTAAAAACAAGAAACATGCTTTTCGAAGCTCCGCAAAAGGCATTCGAAAATGTAAAAGTATACGACGATAGACCTGCTTTAACTTATTCACTTGACACCTTGGATAGGGGTATAAGAGCAGAGCTCAACGCTTCAGGTATTGAACTACCTCATTTAGGAGTCTCACCTGAAGATTATTTAAAAGCTGAGAAAAAAGCTAAAGATAATTTAGAAAAAGATCCTAATCACTATATTAACCTTCTAGCTAAAGATTCTTCTCATGTCGATAAAAACGATCAACCTAAAGAGGTAAAAAGAGGAGCTGCTGATAAAGATACTTTCAACGATCTTAAAAAAGCTACCTTAAAAGAAGGATATACAGAAGAGCAAATTAATACTGCTATCGAAAGATTAAAAGAAAAAAAAGAAGCCGGAAAGAAAGAACTTCCAAAATCAATCGCCGATAAAGAAAGAGATCAAATCGAGAAAGATGCTAAGAAAGCAAAAGGTATGATCAAAGAAGATCCTAAGGAAAACATTATAGCTGTAGCTAGAGAGATTAGAGCTAAATATGGCGAGATTCCTGGATTTAACGTACTATTAAAAGACTTCCTACAGACACATCAGCAAGAAATTAAAGTCGGTAAAGTAGGACCTGAAGACGCTATTGCTGAGTTTGATAACTATATTGATGCAAACTACGATAGACTAGACGAGAAAGAAGAAGAAGTAAACGAATATAGAGGATCAGGAGAAGATATTAAATCCATCATTAGAGATAAAGCTGCTGATTCAGGCTTTAGTGAACAAGAAGAAGCAATGGAGGTAATGGAATTTATTGGTCAAGAATATGAAATTGACTTTGAATTCGGAGCAGGACCTTCTAGAATGGCTGAAAAGAAAGGTAAAGATCACGACGGAGATGGAGACATCGATGGAGATGATTATATGGCTGCTAAAGACAAAGCTATCAAAAAAGCTATGGGTAAACAAGAGCAGTTAAAAGAAGCTATAAAAAAGATTATTAAGAAGACACTTAATGAAGATATGCTTAATGAAGCTGCTACTCAAGAATTAGCTCGTATTGCCGATGATTATGCAGGCTTTGAAGGAATGAAAAGCGCTATCTTAGACCTTGAAAACATAGTAACAGATATTGAAAAGTACTATGATAATACTAGAAATAAAATCCAAAAGGTATATGATAGATTAGGTGAGATTAGAAATGAAGATGGACTTAAGGTAGGAGGTTTCTTAGCACCAGCTATTGAATCAGCTTTCAATAAAGATCTTAGACCTGTAACAAAAGTAGGATTTACAAAAGGATTAGATACCCCTAAAGTAAAAACAATCTCAAGAGCAGAAATTGATGCAGCTAGAGCAGCAGGAGAGATCGAAGAAGAGCCTAAGCAAACAATGTTTACACCTGTTAACGAAAACGAAAAATAACATGGCACAATTATTAGTAGACGTTACGCCATTTAGACCTACGATCAAAGAATCGAAAACCAGACCTGGTGTATTCGAGGTTGAAGGTGTGATGCAAAGAGCAACAGCTCAGAATCAAAATGGTCGTGTTTATTCAAAAGCTATTCTAGAAAGAGAAGCTAAAAAGTACATGCAAGAGTTTGTTGACAACGGCAATGCTTTTGGAGAATTAGACCATCCAGAATCACCAGTGGTATCTTTAAAGAACGCTTCTCATATTGTAAAAGAACTTTGGTGGAAAGGAAATGACCTAATGGGTAAAGTAGAACTACTAAATACACCTGCAGGTAACATTGTAAAAGAAATTATTAAGGCCGGGCATACTATCGGTATATCATCTAGAGGTACTGGATCAGTACAACAAACAAATGAGGGTACTTTAGAAGTTCAACCTGATTTTGAATTAGTATGTTGGGACTTTGTTTCTAATCCTTCAACACATGGGGCTTTTATGAACCCTATTTCATTAAATGAAGGAAAAGTAAAAGTGTCAAAATACGCTAATCTAGATAATATTATTAACGACATTTTAAGATCATAATTATGAAAAACGAGTTTAATTTAAGAAAATTTTTAGCAGAGAACAAAAGACCTGTTCCTGCACAAGTAGAAGAAGAAATTAACGAAGAAGAAGTAGAAGAGTCTGCACCAGGATTCGAGCATGATTGTGCTGCACATGTAGTACATGAAACTTACGGATATGGTATCTGTTTAGAAGGACAGCACACTTTAGTAGAAAACGCTGAAGGTAAGCATGTAGTTACTCATTACGACGTATTCTTCAAAGAAGGAAGCAAAACAGTTGAAAACATCCCAGTAGAGGAATTAAAAGTTTTAACTGAAAGCAATCACGGCCATGCTAAAAATAAAAAGAAAAATGAAGAAGTAGCAGAACTTACTAAAGAAGATGCTTTTAAAAACGAAATAAAAGACCTTTTAGATTCTTAAAAATTTAACACCGCTACACTTTAAAGCCCGGCCAATCAGCCGGGTTTCTTGTTTTTGTAAATAGTATATATTTATATAAGAATATACAGTCACTTATACTGTATCGATAAAAAAATTAACTTCACATTGCGATTCTAAATAATCGCACGAAACCACAAATTTTTAGTCAAAATGTCAAACAAAGATTTATTCAAGCAAGCTATTGCTGAAGCTAAATCTGTAAGAGAAGCTGCTATTGTTAACGCAAAAGAAGCTTTAGAAGAATCTTTGACTCCGCACTTAAAAGATATGTTGGCTGCTAAACTTCAAGAAATGGAAGATAAATCTGTCGAAGAAGAAGTAGTAAACGAAATCGAAGAAGAGCTAGAAGAAGGAGATTACTCTAAAGAAGAATCTGTTGAAGAAACAGTAGAAGAAGAACTTACAGAAGTAGAACCAGTTGGCGAAGCTGAAGAAGAAGAAGTTGCTGACGAAGAAGAAGCAGAGGATGATTCAGAAGAATCTGAAGACGATGCTGAAGCTGTCGAAGGTGACGAAGACTTGGGAGACCTTAGCGTTGACCAGTTTAAAGATCTTATCCGTGACATCATTTCACAAGAAATGGGACATGGTGAAGAAGAAATCGGTGCTGATTTAGATGCAGGTGATATCGAAGGTTTAGGTGATGAGCCTGAAGCAATCGAAGAACCGGCTGCTGATGATGAGGAAATCGATTTAGACGAACTTTTAAGAGAACTAGAAAGTATTAGTGAAGAAGAAGTTGAAGAAGGTAAAAAAGAAGAAGTAGACGGAGAGGTAGTTGAAGAAGATACTGCAAATCAAGTAGAAGCACAATCTGATACAAAAGACCACAACGTAAACGACACTCTTAAGGAAGCTTTAGAAACTGTTGAAAGCCTTAAACAAGAACTTTCAGAAGTAAATCTATTGAATTCTAAATTACTTTATGTCAACAAAATCTTTAAAGCAAACACTTTATCTGAATCTCAAAAAGTAAACATTATTGCTGCTTTCGACAAAGCCGAAACAGTAAAAGAAGTAAAATTAGTTTTTGAAACAGTTTCTGAAAATGTAGTTACTACTAAAAAAGAAAACGTTTCAGAATCTAAATTTAAAGGAATGGCATCTAAAGCTACAGGAACTACTGCTAATAAGCCAGCAGAAAACATTGTACTTTCAGAAGCTGTTCTAAGAATGCAAAAATTAGCTGGAATTATTAAATAATTAACGACTCATTTCAATTATGGAAATTAAAAACCTATTAGAAAGCTCGAATACTTATAAAAGTATGCAAGCTGACTCTGCTAGATTAGCAGACAAGTGGGCTTCTTCTGGATTGTTAGAAGGTATCGAAGATGCACGTGTACAAGGTAACATGGCAGTAATCTTAGAAAACCAAGCAAAACAAATCGTAGCAGAAGCTAACACAACAAATGTAGGTGGTGGAACATTTAGTGCAGGTGCTGGAGAGCAGTGGGCAGGTGTAGCTTTACCTTTAGTAAGAAAGGTATTCGCTCAAATCGTAGCTCAAGACTTCGTATCAGTACAACCAATGAACCTACCATCTGGTCTAGTATTCTATCTAGACTTTAAATACGGAACTGCAACTAACGGTAGAGCTGATGGAGACAACCTATACGGTAATGTTTCTTCTGCTTCTGCTAAAATTGGAGTAGACGAAGAAGTAGACGGAGGTCTTTACGGTGCTGGTAAATTTGGTTACTCAATCAACCAAAATTCTTTAGCTGTAACTTCAAACGCTACAGGATCTGCAACTTCTGCTTCTATCGCTTATGAAAACGGAGTTAATCCTGGAGACTTCTACACAGTAACAGTAGATATGTCATCAACTAACTTTGATAGCTTAGGTGTTAGAGCATTCCAAATCTTATCTGGATCTACTAACGTAACTAATTACGCTAAGTACACAACAGTATCTGGAAACAACGTTACTTTCGTTGTTAAGAAATCTGATACTACTATTGACAACGTATTTAACGGATCAGTACTATATCACGTACAGCCAGTAGACAATGACAGAGGAGACTTTGAAGCTGCAGGTACTAACGTAGTAGATAACTCAATCACTATCCCAGAAATCGACGTAAAACTTGCTTCTGAGGCGATTGTTGCTAAGACAAGAAAACTAAAAGCACAATGGACTCCAGAATTCGCTCAAGATCTTAACGCTTACCACAGCATCGACGCTGAGGCTGAGTTAACTTCATTATTGAGTGAGTATATCTCTATGGAGATTGATCTTGAGATCCTAGACATGCTTATCCAAGATGCTAGAACTACAGAAAGATGGTCAGCAGAAAACAACAAAGTATGGTTAAACAATGCTTGGTCTACTTCTACTTCTGATTTCTACAATACTCAAGGACAGTGGTTCCAAACTTTAGGAACTAAAGTTCAAAAAGTATCTAACAAAATCCACCAAAAAACTTTAAGAGGTGGTGCTAACTTCATCGTATGTTCACCAAACGTAGCTACTATCCTAGAATCTATTCCTGGATATGCTGCTGCAACTGACGGAGATGCAATGGAATTCAACATGGGAGTACAAAGAGTAGGTTCGTTAGCGAACAGATTCAAAGTATACAAAAACCCATACATGACTGAGAACATCTTATTATTAGGTTTCAGAGGTTCACAATTCCTAGAAACAGGAGCTGTATATGCACCTTATGTACCATTAATGATGACTCCTCTAGTGTACGATCCAGACACTTTCACTCCAAGAAAAGGTCTAATGACAAGATACGCTAAGAAGATGATCAGACCTGAATTCTACGGTAAAATCTTTATTTCTGACTTAGCTCAGATCTAATCTTACCTTTAGGATGTAGATAAAGAGAGGCCTTCGGGCCTCTTTTTTTTTTGCTATTTATATAAAACTGTAATAAATGGCCAATATATCTATATGGAATGGTAGCTCAACTTTCACATCCGGGCAGACACCATTCGGATTTTACGATACAGATACTGCTTTTCAAACTGATGCTGATAAGGTAGCATCTTTTTGTGCTACAAGACTAGGATACCCATTGATGGATGTAGAATTACAATCGGGTTCGCTTTATGCTTGTTTTGAAGAAGCTGTTACTACGTATGGAAACGAAGTATTTCAATATAAAATAAGGGAAAATTACCTATCTTTAGAGGGCTCAAGCACTGGAAGTTCAGCTAACAATAAAGTAATTAATCCTACTTTAGACAGGATAATTAATATTAGTAAGAACTACGGTACTGAAGCTGAAGTGGGCGGATTTGTAACTAAATTTACTGGTTCTCTAGGAGTAACTGCATCACAACAGCAGTATGATTTAGATCAATGGGCACTTGATAATGGAATTACAGGTGGAATTGAGATAAGAAGAGTATTTTATGATGCTCCACCTGCAATTTTACGTTATTTTGATCCGTACGCAGGTACTGGCACAGGTATTCAGTCGTTAATGGATGCTTTTGACTTTGGATCATTTAGCCCAGGGGTAAATTTCTTGTTAATGCCTGCTTCTTATGACATGTTAAAGGTTCAAGCTATAGAATTTAATGACCAGATAAGAAGATCGTCCTATTCTTTCGAATTAGTTAATAATCAATTAACTATTTTCCCTATACCTACAACAAATTATAATTTAAGATTTGAATACTACAAAGTAAGTGATAAAACACAGATTACTGATGGTTCTAATACAGGATTGATAACTAATGTAGGAGAAGTACCTTATTCAAACCCTCAATATACTCAAATTAATAGTGTGGGTAGGGACTGGATATATAGATATACATTAGCATTAGCAAAAGAGCTGTTAGCTTATGTAAGAGGTAAGTACCAAACAGTACCAGTACCTGGATCAGAAGCTACTCTCAATCAAGCCGACCTTTTAACTGATGCTAGATCAGAAAAAACAGCTTTGATAGAAAATTTACGTGAAATGCTTGATCAGACTTCAAGATCTTCACTTTTAGAAAGAAAAGCAGCAGAATCAGACAATTTAAGGAAGACTTTAAGTGATGTTCCTTATACAATTTATATAGGATAGTGAAATTAGCGAACATAATATCAGAAATAGAGTTTTTTACCTATGAAGGTATGATACAAGTAGTTTATGACGGGGAGAATACTAGTAAAGTTGCTGAATTAATCAGAGCTTTACCTGGTGTTACTACTGTAACTCTTGCTGGTGATATGGGAAAAGGTAGAGAAAACTTAAAAGTTAAGCTTATATCACAAAAAAGCGGTACAGAAGCATTTAACGCTTTAAAAAATAATGCTTTAAGTAAATACCCTCCTATTAAAGTAGTAAAAATAGGAGACAACACAATAGAAAAGAAGTAGATGTTATTCGGAAGTAATAGAGATTTTAACTTACTAGTAAATATAAATAGAGAACTAGTAAAAGATATAGTAGAGCAAGAAATTCTTTATCATAAACTTAGTTTAGAAGATTCTGCTACTAACTTATATGGGGAATCTCTTCAGAAATCTTTTTGGAACGCTATTAAACTTAATTGCTTAATAACTAGAGGCGATCAAGTAATTGATATACAGGAATTCGGACCTGATTTAGGTAGAGAAGCATCATTTGCGTTTATAAGACAGGATTTAGTTGATGTTTCTGTTGTTCCTGAAGTAGGTGATATAGTAGAATGGCACAATGACTACTACGAAGTAGATACAGTAAGAGAAAATGAGTTATTCTTAGGTAGAGATAAGAGTTATAACCTTGCTACCTACGGTGAAAATTTTGGCTCTTCTCTATCTATAATAGTAGATTGTCATTTAACTAGAGCAGATAAAGTAGGACTTAATATAGTAAGATGAAAATAAAAGATATATTAGAACAAGGATGGGTACAAGATACTCCTAACTTTAAAACAAAAAAAACAGGAGTAGATCCTGAAACTGGTACTATATCTTGGGATATAGAATATACTCCTTTAAGGGGTGTAGATAAAGCTATAGACAAAGCCTACGATGAGTATAAAGACGTATTAAAAAAATATCCGGACGATCAAAAGTTAGAAAAGCTTTTTGATATCTTTGCCTCTTTCAAGAAACAATTTAGAACTCATGTAAGTAGAAAGTATGGCAGATAAACCACTAGCTCCTAAATCACAAGGAAGACTTTCCCAAGAGTCTATACAGCCCTATAAAAACCCAGATACTGGAGTAGAAATACAGGGCAAAGCTGGTGTACCTGATCTTCAAAACCGTGCAAATCAAATAAGAAGAGATAATGATAATGTAAAGAACTTATCTATAGGTATAAAAGACATTGATGAAGCTATTTACTATTACTTTAACGATGTATTAAAACCTTCTGTAACTCAAAACGGGAAAAAAGTAAACGTACCACTTGTATATGGTTCTCCTGAACGTTGGGCAGCCATGCAGAAAGACGGTTATTACCGTGATAAAAACGGTAAGATGCAAGCACCACTTATTGTATTTAGAAGAGACAGTATAGAAAAGAATAGAACCCTAGGAAATAAACTAGACGGTAATAATCCACAAAACTTTGGTATATTTGAAAAGAAGTTTTCTAAGAAAAACGTATACGATAGATTTGGCGTGTTGAATAATAGACAGCCAGCAAAAGAATACTATGCTGTAGCCATACCAGATTATGTAAATATAGTATATAGCTGTATAATTTTTACAGATTATATAGAACAAAACAATAAAATTGTAGAAGGCATAAACTTTGCTTCTGATTCATATTGGGGCGATCCTTCTAAATTTAGATTTAGAGCTATGATTGATACTTATACTACGTCAACAGAAATAGTACAGGGTAATGATAGGATAGTTAAAACAGAGTTTAACATTAATTTATTAGGACATATTATTACTGATGCTATTAATGCACAGTCGTTTAATAATAAGAAGCTATACAGTAAATCTGCTGTGAAAGTAACTTCAGAGACAACTAGTAATTTAAATAATATTTAAAGATGCCGTTAAAAGATACGTTATTATCCGGTTCCCTGATATTTAGACAGTCAGGAGTTGAACTAGCTAGGTTAGATGCTTCATCTAATACTATGCAGGTATCTGGAGCATTACATATTACTGGAGCGAACCTTTTGCTCAATGGTAGCGACATAGGTAATAGAATAACTATACTTGAAAATAGCAATACCGGTTCTTTAATCTTTGGTGATTTACTAATTTGGACAGGTTCTGTAGAAGACCGT